TTTCGGAAAGAAACAATCTGGTTAAGCTTGGTCATCTCTGGCACATCCCAATAAACTACCATTTCGGTAAGATTGCCGTTGCGTGATATGACTTCAGACTTTTCTATATTGCTTGTAATATGCGGAGCAATATGTTCCGGCACGGTCAGCTTTATGGCTGTGTTATCTATAATTTCCATCTGCTTATATTACTACAGAGTTAATTATCTGTCAACTATTAATTTACTATTTCTTTTTTGTTTCGCGGTTACTTACTTCGGAAACTAGCTTGTGGTTTGAATTTCTTTTGAATGATCTGTTAGTTGATGAGGGTTCGAGACGTAAGCCATCTTTGTTTGAACCGCCTTTAGATAAGGCTTTAACATGGGATACATCTTTACCCTTACGAGCAACACCTTCTTTATCTAACTTACGACGTGCACGTTGGCGCTCCATACGCTTCTTATGTTCTAAGGGCGAGTCTTTGATTATTTTTCTATCTTTGGGATTTTTGTACGGCATTATATTCTGCTACTTTCTTGCACCAATCTATATAATCATTTTGAGGTAAATTTGATTTTGCTATATTCAATACAACACAAACTAATTGAACATTATCTATGGTATATCCTTTAGTCGAATCAATCCTATCAATACTTACATTAGTAGGCCAAAGATGTCTTTTTCCGTTTCCTACAAAATCAGGATTCATTTCCATTTTACAGGTTAATTCTACTCCAGACAAGGCACACTTATAATCTTGATTCACTAATACTTGCATTAACTCATCGACAGTAAATTGTTTACTTCTTTTTTCGTCTTCTCGTTTTCTACATAACGACTTTAAATATCTGCCCCAGTTACCGCTCATACTTTTATAAGTGCTTAATAAGTGCCCTACGCGCTTACATTCTTTATTATCACAGATAGAGTGGTGGTGATTTTTTGCTTTAAATTGTATATTACATACAGTACATAACCTAATTATTGGGGGTCTATTAAGTCTTGCTTGTTTTCGTTCCGCTTTACCATGGTATCGAGAGCGAGCTCTTGTATTTTCTAATCTGCATTCATCACTACAACATTTCGAATTGTGGGCTTTAGGTATAAATAAGTTGCTACATATGGAACAATTTTTTTCTTCAGCTTCTTTAGGCCATTGACCGAGTTTAATAAGCTTTATTCTTTCGTTATGTAAGTCTAATTTCTTTCGATATTTATCTGGATTCTCTACTCTAAATTGTTGGTATTTGGTTAGCATTTTTAAGCTCTATTAAATTCACAGGTTTTTACTGAACAGAAGCGACAAAGTGGAGTGGGGTTTGGTGGCCATGAATCGTTAGTATAGGAATTAGTTAATCTTGTCAATGGGCCTGTAAACTTATCCCATGATTTATCTATATCTTTACGTTCATACTCTTCCGTGATAAATACATTGTGCATCACAAATAATAAACCTGCTTTAATCTTATTGACATTTGGAAAATGTGCAAACGTCATGAGTGCCATTAATCTTAACTGCTTAGGGTCGGGATACTTGTGAGAACCAGTTTTATAATCCACGATGAAAGCGTAATCGTTATCAACAATAAGTAAATCAACAATACCGCGAACCCAACGTTTATCATCAGAGAAATCACACGGTGTACGGTCTTTATAGAGAGCCATCTCATATTCAGGATATTTATCGCCGGGTATTTGCTTGAGAGAGTCGACCATATCTTTAAAGCGTAAGTAATTAACGGCGAGTTCTTTACCCTCTTTAACGTAATCTTCAAGCGCTTTATGTACTTCTGTTCCATATTTCATTTGTTCCGACGGAATGATTGTGTAGTTTTGGGCTACTTTAATTTCGTAGTATTGCCGCGGACAGTTTTGATATTGCTTGAGAGAGGAGTACGACCAAGTAAAGTCAGTCATTAATTTTTTCCCTTAATCTCTTCAAAGTCATAAAACCATTCATCTTTAGCGCTCCACTTAGCATGATTTTCTACGCTATAAACTTCGGTAGGTATTTTAAAATCGGGCGTCTTTAGTTCTGCGGGTACAAGAGATACATCATACCATAAGCATCTGTTGTTAGGTTGGCATGCAAACTGTCCGTTATCTAACTTAATAAAATTATAAGACTTATGTTCTTCGACACCTTCACTAAAAGATGTATCAATTACATTAGGATTAGAAGAAGCAAAATCAATCGTAAATAAATAATTACCAAAATGAAACTGCCTATCTTTGCCATAGAATTTAACTTTTAATCCTCGTAGATTTGATTTCTCAATCACCGTCATATCATATGATAAACAATCCCATATTTGTAAATAGTCTAAGGGTAGGGGATCATCAACCGCTTTCCATACATAAGCGGATATAGGCAGCTTGTCATAGAGTGCACCATAGTTTGTAAGCATTGACTCAATACGAAAGGCTTGGCCTTTAATTGCTTTAGCAGTCATCCATACACAAGGTTCTAATTCACCGTGCCCTGACTCGTGATTATATAAAAACTCTTTGCGAACAAAACATTTAACGGGAGGTATGTTGGCTACTAAAAAAGCCATTATTCTTTATCTACTTTCTGAACGTCCCCCGTTGATTTATTAAGCTCATATTCTGCTAGTACTTCAGGTTTCTTTTTACGGAAGATCAGATCAAAGTTCTTTTCAAATTGTTCGCTATTAGGTTTGCTATGTAACCAATCTCCTGTTACATCATTCTGAGCAGTTTTTTTCATATGTTCCCTTTACTATATCTAATACTTCATTGTAGTTGTATATATAAGATTTTAAGCAATATGCAGTTCTTATAGCATTAGGTATGCATTTTACACTATGTATTTGTTTTATATCTAGTACATATATATCGCCATACTCTGCTTTAAATGAATCTACTATATCTAAATCTTCTTCTTTAAATAAAGCGCCGTCTGTTTGATTAGATAGTTTTTCAATAATAGGGTATACGCCTGCTTTAACCTTATGAAATCTTGTTACTCCGTCGGCAGTATTTATATAAAAATTAATAGCCGTTTTAATTTCATTGTCTATATGAGGTACTACATCTTCTATATTAATAGATATCAATGAAGGTTCAAAGGCGTCTCTATATTTTTCAGGTATTATTTCTAATAACTTATTGCTTGTTTCTTCGTCTATTTTATAAGTTGTGTATCCGTAAAACTTACCTTTAATCTCTTTACCAAACTGAATAATAATTTCGTTTTCATTCTTTGTTTGTAGGTTATGTTTTTGGGAGAGTAATTTAAACACTAACAATCTCCATAGCTGTCTCCAAAGTGCGCCTCACATGCCACAGGTAGTCCGGTTGCCCAATAAGGAGGCGTAGACATAACGTCCGTGATATAGAGGAGAGAGGTCTCTACATCAACGCTTGGTACAACACAGACTACCGCGTCATGCACGGTCAAAACAGGTCTATATTTTTTATTGATCTCTAGCATCTGTTGTCCCACAATAATACGGGCTAGTGCTTGAATTACATTCTCTACTACAGATCCACCCCAAATGCTATTTAAACCTTGTCTAGACTTGTAAACAAATTTAGACTTGGATTCTGAAGTATCCCATGTAAGACCTGGATACTGTATGTATAAACCGTTTGGTAATTGTATGCCACGAGGCGTTACAAGTAAAGCTTTAGTCGGACCTAAGTGATAGGGCTCTTTACCCTTCGGCCAGTTAGCTATATCTTGTAGTGCATTATCACATGCACCCCATAACTGAATTACCTTATCATTAACTTCTCGATAAACGCCTACAAGTCTTTTGCATTCTTGGTCGTCGAACTCTACACCAGCGGCAAGCTTGAGTGTGCTTTGTAGTTTTGCCCAACCTGTGCCATAACCTAATCCTAGAATACAAGTCTTGCCTACAGCACGTTCGGTCTTATCTTCTTTAGTAATTGTTCTACCGTAGATTTTGGATGCAAACTCACAATAAACATCGCGACCTTCTGCATACCAACTTAACACGTCGTTCTGTCCTGCTACCCATACTAATACACGGGCTTCAATCTGAGACGAGTCACAGTTAATAACTTGGTATCCTTGAGAGGCTACGATGGCATTCTTCAGTGCTTTCTTTTTCTTATCCCGTGCAGGCAAGTTTTGAAAGTTCACCTTATCTGATCCCGACCAACGCCCTGTATGAGCACCATAGTATTTAAGTGGGATAGGTAGTTTACCTTTGTTACGGCCTCCAATACCTAGGAATCTTTCAATACGAGATTCTTCTATGGTACTTTTAGTACCCAACCTCACGCGACAAAGTTCTTGAATGAATGGATCTTCGTGATCACATAAATCTAAAAAGCCTTGGTCTCCCTTTGCTAATGCAAATGTTTCTTTGCCTGTGGCTGGGCTTATCTTTGTGGGGACTTTAGCCCCAAACTCTTGGAGGATCTCGGCAAACTGTTTATTACTAGCTAACTTGCCCCGCACGCACTCTTCTGTATCGCATTCTAACTTAACCATGAGACCTTGTAATAACTGAGACTTTTCTATCTTAACTTCTTCTAACCTAGCTTGTAGGAGGGCATCATCTAATTCAAGTGTAGGTTCGGTGTACATGCGCAAGGTCATGTCAATAAGTTTTATTTCTTCTTCCGGAAAGTTTGGTGCTAGGATTTCAAAGAGTTTATATGTGAGTTCAACGTCGTTCTTGCAATACTCACCATATTGTAATAGGTCTGACTCGGTAAAATGTTCTAGCCTTTTGCCTTTGGCTTGGATAACTTCGGTGCCTTTAGCACCAAGAGAATATTTTTCAACGAGGAAAGCCAAGCTTCCACCCACGTCAACGCCGTTAATAGCACGAGCCATAGACAGAGTGTCAAGATATAAACTAGGAATAACACCATACCTGAAAGAGAGAATGCCACCGTCGAACTGAGTGTTGTGACATAGTAAGGCAGAGTCTGCCCAATTGATCTTATCAAGTTCTTGTTTAACTTGGTCACCTGTGTACCAATACGTTTCGCCTTCGTTGATTTTAATACCGGCGCCGATGACTTGGAATCTTTCATGTCTAATATACTCCTCAGTTGTAAGACCTGACAAACTAAAACCTACGTCGTAGTAGGTCTCAAAATCCACCGTCACTAATTGCATTTACTTCCTCTCTCATTTTAATTGGTGCTACCTTATGCAAACGGCAGATAGCGGTGCCAGCACAAATTTGTTAACTCTTATCAAGGAGTCAACCCCACTTGCATTGTAGGAAGCTTCTGGTGGGCTACTAGCGGTTTATATAAGTGCAAAAATACCATCACGAATTTAGACATATAAATAAAGTGCTTTCGCCCATAACTCTTACAGTATCGATAATAATATCAGAAGAACTACTACTATAGCAAACATTATTTTGCTATTTCTATCTTCATTCTTTTCAAAGTCGTCTCGTTTATATGGTCCACCCCACGCTTCTTTAGCGCTACGAGGTGTAGGTTTATCAAATGAATCGGGATTAAAAAATCGCCATCCTTTCTTTGCGTTCTTTGCAAATACTCTCATTTGCCATGCTTCAAATTCTTTGATTGCTATGCGTGCTTCAGGACTAAAGTTATTTAATTTTGCGTTTTGCACAATCTTTCTCCTTTTATTTTGCGTATTTTTCAAATTCATTGCGGCACTCGGTAGAACACCAACGGCGGTCGTCTTTGACTGGGGTCTCACACCATATACACTTCCCTGTTTGATTAGAAGGTTTTTTGATTTTACCGTGCGCATTTTTTACTCCTACATCTATCATGTGTTGCATGAAATCATTAGCGTTATCAACATCATCATTCATACTGAATACTTCATGCCTTTCCTTGATGGATTTGTTTCTGAGACGTTTTTAAAATACCCATTCCAATTTGTATTTGCTCCTTTAGGTAATGCCTTAGGTAATTTAATTAAACCTTGTTTGGCTAGTTCCCTTACTCTTGTAGCACTTCCTGTTGCATGTAGTACAATATGATTACGCGTTGCGTTTGGATACTTTTCCATGTATTGATTTACTGCTTCGATCAGTTGCTCATCTGTTTTTTTGCTAATCATTAAAACAAACACTCCCCTACTAATTTAAATAAGTCTTCTTTAGCTTCAATTGGTTTATCTAGTTTAACTACTCTAACATCAGGATTCTTTTCTGTAAACCACTTTGCCTCCTTGACAGACCAACGATGTTTGCGTATGACTTCGCCGTCATCATCAATAACTGCGTAACTAAACGGAATCATTTTACTTCCTTCCACCAATATCTATGTCCTCTAATTTTCTTTAAAAAAACATGCCATCTTTTATTTTTATCGGATACTCGCATCTTTACATAGCGTCTAAACCTTTTAGCAATCGGCCATGTAGCATTGCATTTATAAACAATCACTTTAATATATTCCAACAAATTTTTAGTTTATCCCAAAAAGATAGTTTGCCTGTGTTAGCTACCATATAATCTGATAGGGCTTTCTGAACCCCTGCTTGCATAAGTAATTCTTTACCTGCTTGGTTTATGTCTAACTTCAAATCGCAGTCACCATCTTTTCTATCTTTAATACTTACTACTTTCATATAAGGTTTTCTTTTGTTCATTGGTATCTCCTATCTCCGTCTATACTAAAATTAGGATTAGCTTCTATATTAAATCTAGGGTTTGCATCTATGTTAAATCTTGGGTCTGCGTCTATATTAAATCTCGGGTCTGCGTTCATATTAAATCTTGGGTCTGCATTAGGGTTAAATCGAGAGTCACCATATATGTTTCCCCCTTCCGAGTTGAGCCATCTACCCTTGTCGTCTCTAAACATTCTTGGTTCTGATTGCACATAAGTTGTGCAGAGAATTGAAATTAATAATCCAAACAATAAATTCTTAGTCATTAAAAACTCCTTTGCTCAAAGCATTCAAGATGTGACTTAACAAACATATTGGTTTTTACTTCTTCATACAGTTCACCTTGAATACATTTAAGATTCATCTTATATTTTGTTTGGGTTTGGCTATACTTCATAACGCCCCAAGTAATGCAACACCCTACAATTAATCCTACTAGCACAAACCCCGTGCCTTCATATTTGTTAGAGTCCACCATATGCCTCCATCATTTTTTGTGTTGATTCTTTATAACTCTTAATCCCTGTTATTTTCTCTGCTTTCGATTCATCTTTGTAGAGAGGGGTGATCGTAATGTAATGCTTCTTATTAGGCAAGTCTCGTATCCACGATAATTCTTTGGGGCGAAATTGTGTTATCGATGACCATACTAAATCACCATTAACATTGAATTCTTCCGTTGACCATGCGTATGGTTGTTTAAGGGTTTCTTGCATATTTACTTCCACCTTGTTTATAAAATATTAGGTTTGACCATTTTACTACAGGTTGTAATCCTATCCATGATTTTGGTTTCGTAATTGTTGTATCATGAAAATGGGTTGCTCCATAACTATAATCTACTTCTAATCTATGTAATACTTTGTATGCTATATCCTTATATTCTTGTCGGATCACCGACGGCGGATTAACTACTCCATACCAACTAAATTGATAGGGGCGTTTCATTTGATAGCATACGTTTTTGTGTTCAAACTCAGCTCTTCGCATTAATACATATCCCACTGCGATTTGCGCTTGTTTCGGTTCTTGCGCCGACTCCATGTAAATGGTTGTGGCGAGGCATAACAATGCTTGATCTAGCATATATACTCCTTATTCTTTAGGAACAGGTATCAGTTCTTCTTTTGGCTTCGAACTTCTTTACGTAATTTGTCGAGATACCACGAGGCTTTGTCTAAATCCTCAATACCATTTTTGAATTTCCAACGCCAAACGTATTTAATAATGTTGCCTGTGCATACGGCCTCAATACCAAATAGTCCTTTGGTGGCTTCTTTGATAGCGTCGATACATTCTATCGCGCCTTGTGTGTAATGTGATGGATGATTCACATTGTCTTTGACTACTTTTTTTACTTTACTTCCATACTTATTTAATATTGCTCTTAACCTAGTCATTCAATCTCCTTTACTAGAGTCAATAACGCCTCTATATTATCCTCATTTATCACGATTGCCAAGCCCTGATTGCGTTCTATCTCGCGGATGTTGTGTTTTTGCAACAAGGTCGGCTCGTTCTTACCCGCCTTACATTCAATACCAATGAACCTTCCTTTGTAGCACGCGATGATATCCGGCACGCCACTCCTACCAAATCCCGCAGTCATCGGTGAGAAGTGATATGCACCAAGATCATCAAGTATTTTTTTAACTTTCTTCTTTACTTTAGCTTCGGGTGTTGCCATTCTTTTTCCTCTTTCTTTTTTCTTCTACTTTTATTTTTGCAAGTCCTACCATGTATTCTTCATAAGTTAATCCTAACTTCTTACACAGATGCTTTACAAGTTCAAAATTAAAATAAAACTGAACAATTTTCTTGCCGTCCTTGTCCCTTACTATTGCTTGCATTTTAGTCTCTCGCTTCCGCAATTACTTTATCTAATTTCTTTACTTCTTTATATAGTGCATCTCTAAATATCTTAATATGTTTAGCAGACTTAGTATCTAAGTAATCTCCTAATAAATGTATCTCATACATATCATGTATCATATCTGAGAGTGAAGTTTTAAAAGTAACGCCATTGATGTCTGTGCCTACATATAATGTAAGATAAACAGTTAAGGGGTCTTTCACTGGCGGATTACCTTGTCCATCTTGCCCCGCATAAAATTCACCGTCAATGACATCATCATTTGCCCACTGCCACGGAAAAGATAACGTGTGATCACAATAAGGTTTTCCAGCCCACTTTTTTTTATTTTTACCTATTAACTCCCACTCAAGATAATCGGTAATCTCTTCTTTAAATGCACTTCCTAAATCCTCGTCGTCGTAATATGCTTCAATATCTCCACATACATACTTTAAAATAGCACTCATGATGTTCTCCTAGATTGTAGGTATCACATTAATTTCTGATTGACTTGATGTCCAAATACTTCCGGCCTCATTACCCTCATCATCGCGCATCGCAATTATCCAGTGGCCATCTTCAAACTCAATGACTAGTCCGTTCTTAGTCCAACCGATGTCCTCAGTTTCCCTGTCATTTAAGTATCTGACTCGGCGTATTGTTTTACCTACCAAGAAATTACTTGCAAGGTTTCCCCAATGTTCGCGTAAGTCTGCTTTGTTATGATCTATCAGTTCTTGTTGTTCCATCTTGTCTCTCCTTTTTAAATCGATCTGCACCCTTCAT